ACTCTTGCTTGCATTTCTCTTTGTAAGCCAAAAGTAACATATTGAAATTGGCTTTTTAATAAAGGAAATAATCTATTTGGAATGCTACTTATTAAATTTCTTACTTGGTCAATTCCTCTCAATTCAATAGTCATAAAATCCTGCCCCGTCTGGTCTAAGAGAATGAATAAAAGGTTTTAAAGTTTCTTTTAATTCTTTTAATAATTGTATTGAAGGTCTACGAATAGTACCAGCATCAGTCGTAATAGTTTCAGAACCAAAATTATTTTTACTTTCTATTTCAAATTTTGTCTGATACAAACCAGCTCGCTTTATTGCTTCTGGAACGGCTAAAACATTATCAGTTTTTAAATATCCACCATGGTAAGTTATTTTAATTCTAGCGGTGTCATTGTCAAAATCAAAAATAAAATTCCTTAATTGAATTCCAAAATTAGTTATTCGATATTCTGTAATATCTGTCTCTGTCAAGTCATCTGCTACTAATTTAATTGAAGTAACTGTATCAATTGGTAAATTCCTTAATGGAATCATAGTAGTTTCACAATCTACAATCTCAGTTACTTCTTTTTTCTCTAAAAATCTTTGTAAATAGGCTTCTATTCGACCAAAGACAGAATCTCTTATAATAGGATAATCGGGGAAATCAACTTCATCTTTGACATATCCCATTAAGTTTTTAAATTCTGTCCATGTGAATAGAGTAGCCATTTAATAATTAATAAGTTACAGGTACATCAAATTTAGGTATTCCAGAACCAGAAACATAGGCATCAACGGCATTAGTACCGACTGTAATTACAACTCTGTAATATTTCTTAATTGGTCTATGAATTGCTAATCTAGCACTACCATTTGCAGTTAATTGAGTAATAGCTTTTATATTTTTGCTAGTACCATCATCATCTGTCCAATCAGTTGAACCATCGTCTGAATGTTGTAATTTAGCGTCTAATGTGCCAGCTGAACCTTTATCACTGAGTACTACATTGAAAGCAAGTGAATCATATTGAGTAGTATCAATTGCATTACCATTTATTGCACCTATTGCGTGAGCGTCTGCTTTTACAGCATCTATTTGTTTTACTTGAGCTAAAGCGTCCATTTTATTTCCTTTTTTTATTTATTAACTTATTTTTATCAAACCGATGTTGCGATTTTGACTGCACTGAAAGCCTTAGGCACAGCACAACGAGAACCTAATCTTTTTTTGATTCTAAAACCGATTTTCCCAGTATCAGCATATCTTTCAACCAATTTGGATATAGTTAAACCAGTTCTGTCACGGATTTTCAAGCCTCTTTTGAAATCACCAAATAGAATAGGATATGCGTTTGCGGCAATATCGGGCATAAATTCATTGTTACTAATTAAATTGCCGAAGAGTACAATAGGAGAACCTAATTGATTGGATGGTCGCCATAGATAATTACCATTGTTGTCTTTCAATTGCAAAATAGTGCTTTCCGTTTTGGAATTCATCATCCAAGTTCCTTTTTTGCGATATGTGTTTTTGAGAGCGAACTGACACTTAATAAAAGTATCCATTCCGTTCTTGGTATTATCAGTTAAGCCTCCAGCTACACCAGAAGCAACAACATTTAAAGGATTTGCCAAGTTAGAACCAGACATTGCCAAAATTCCTAAGGGTCTTTTAACACCGTTGCCAACGATGAAAGCTTCATCTTCGGCTTCAGCAATAGCTTGACCAAAAGCTTCTGACAATTCTGAAAACAAATCAATGCTTGAATCTTCTAACATCTCATCAGTAACAAGAACTAACGATCTTAGCCCTTGAATTGGAATTTTCAAAGAACCAGTGTCAGCCTGGGTTTCAGGATATTGCTCTTCTTCATCTCCCCAAGCAACCGCAACAGAACCTAAAGTTAAAATTTGCGATTCTTTTGAGGTCGTTTGTCTAACATCGGCTAAAAGCCTAGTTTCCGCAGATTCGTAAACATAGCGAAGAATATCTTTTTCAAAAACACTAGGAGCTAAAATTCCACCTTGCGTATCAATCGCCTCATTCATGGCTCTTTTCGTGTATAAAAGATTTCGCTCTTCTTCGCTTAAAACTCTAAAATTATTTTCTTTGATTAATTTTCTAAAAGCAATATTGAATTTATCTTTTTCCTCTTCAGTTACTTCTTCCTGATTCAAGTTAGGTCTTTGTGAGCGTAATTCAATTTCGTCAAGCCTTTTCAAAAGCTTAGTTTGCTCTTGTCTCGAAGTCATAATATCAGTCTTAGCTTTTTCTAAATTATTAACTAGTTCCTGCTCACGAGTAGCAGAAGCAGTTAATTTATCATTTAATTCTTTGAAAGTCGAAAAAGATTTATTCATCTCGTCAGACAATGTTATTAATTTTTCGTTGATCTCGACAGTTCCAGCGGTCATTTTTTTATAATTGGTTTGGGGAATCAGCCTAACAGAGAGGCTAAACTGATATTTATATTCTTCAATTGGGCATCTATTGTCATCATTCTAATTAGATTTACAGCTTCCACATTTTCCAAATCTTTGGCTTCAGTGGCTTTAACTCGTGGGTCAAAACCTCTAACACTTGTAATAACGGCTTGTTTGTTGGCTGGGAAAATTACGGGTGAAACTTCAATCAAATCAAATTCTTTTATATGCCATTCGTCATTTTCAATAGCCTCAGTACGAACATATCCACCGATACTCATAGAATCTAATGCTCCGCCAAGAATCAGCTTATAAGCTTTGTCGCCTTCTGGAATATCTAAAATTAATTTATATTTTACAAATAAGCCGTAATTATCTTCTCTAGCTTCAATTACTCTCCCGATTGGCTCGTTCCAGTTGTGAGAAAACAATACTTTGATACTATTTTCATTAATAGCTTTTTGAAAACAACCTTTGTCAAAAAAAGAGCCATAACTATCTTTTGCCGAAAAAACAGACGCATAACCTTCAACAACGCCCTTATCTTCTTCTGGTGTTGATCTAATTTCAAAAGGTACAGCTAATTTAAAAACATTGTTCATATATTCAATATTATAATATTAATAAACATTCTTAACATTCAATTTTCAATTATGCATCCAGAAATAGAAAAAAAAATAGCTCAAAAACTTTTTGGACACAATGAACAAAGCTGGAAAAGAGCCTCTGGTGAAACTCAAAAACATTATTTAGATTTGGCAAAATTTGAAATTAATTTAGTAAAAACTGAATTGGCTAAAGAACAGAACAATGTTGAAGAAACAGATTTAACTTCTCTATTTAAAGAAGAAATTGAAAGCAAAAATTCAGAAATTGAAAATTTAAATAAAGAATTGGAAACTTTAAAAGCTGAATCAGAAAAAGCAATAGCGGAATTAGTAGCTAAAGTTAATGATTTGACCGCTCAGATTGAAGAATTAAAGAAAGAAAATACTGAATCAACTGAAAAGAAAACTAAAAAATAATCACCTAAAACTTAAACTACATCTACAATTTATAATCTCTTTTCCGCTTCCGAACGGGTCCAGAGGATACATTAAACCATTTGAAAATTTACTATTTAAATCTACTTCCTGCCCGCTCAAAGATTGATGTGATGGTCTAACCTCTGGGTCTTTGGCAGTATTCCAAATTTTTTTACTCGCTCCGGAAAGTCTTCCACCTTCAAACTGCCCATAAGAAGAAGCTGAACCAACTTCTGTTCTTGCAATCATTAAAGCTCTTGACGCACTAAAAGACTGATAAGTATCTTTGACACCTTCGATTACAAGCTGTTCTTCTAATAATTTAAAGTCATCAAAATTATATATAATATCTTGAGTTTCGGCTATAGTTAAGGCTTCCGCTTTGGCTTTCTCTACAATTTTAGAAACTTTATATTTTGTCGTATTGCTTACAAAAGTTATTTTGCGACCGACATTCTGGCTTATGAAAGTATTTGTGGCTATGTCTAAAAAATTGTCAAACTGTGCATTGTCGATTGGACTTAATAATTGCAATTTTACAAAAGCTGGTATTACTTCTTTGTAAAGCTGTTTATAAGCGGTTTCCCAAGTTTCATTATTTTTATTTAAAACATCAAAAACTGAATCAATGCCATTTAGTTTAATTGATTCAATAAGTTTATTCTCCTCTTCTGAAAAGAGATTTGAAATTTTCTTTTTAATTTTCTTATCGAATTTTTGCCTTTCCAATTCGATTTTACGCCATTCCTGATTGGCTTTACTGCTTTGCTTCGGCATTATTATTATTTATATTGTTTAAGTTTAAGCCCATGTCTAAGCGACGATTAACTTCTTCAATATCCACACCGAGTAATGCTAATTGTGAAGCTTGGCTTACAACTTCGCTAAAGTCAGCTTGCAGAGCTTGAATATGCTTAGTATTAAAAGTAATATAATTACCTTCACCTAATTCGTCTCTAAATCCCCAAGTCAATGTCCCAGCAAACTGTGTTAGTTTAGGCAATAAAGTATGATTCCAGCACACTTTTTCATATTCCTTCACATTATTTAGACTTGCATTTTTACCATAGCCAACGAGGATTGGACTAACGCCAAAAGCATTACAAATCTCTTCTCTAATTGTTTCTTTGCCCGCCTGATAATCCATTTCAACAGCATTCCGAGAAAAAGATTTTATTTCATCTACGCCTTGCAAAGCCAAAGGCTTACCATTATTTTTTTTGCTTGCATATTTAGTTCTCAAATACTCTCTTTCTCGCTTTAACTCATCTGGTCCTATATCTTTGCCATAAAGTAAAAGTAAAGCGGGAATCATTTGATTATTCAAACTGTCTAAATTCCATGAGTCCTGAGCTAGATTTAAACTAATATGCTTCATTAAACCTTTGACGGGGCCTAAACCTTCAAGCAAATTGGCTGGGTTTGGGTTTTTGTGGTGAATAACTTGTTCTGATAAATATTGAGTTTTCTTTCCTCCGTTTTCAAATAAATAATGGTCGATTAGCTTGCCTACGCCTTTAAATCCAACGACTGACATTTTATCGGGGAATAGTGGCCATAATTCTTTTGTTTGATTCCCAATTTTTGCTTTTAATAAATAA